GTCACGTGGCCGGCTGGCGTTACCGGCCCGACCAACTGCACGCTGGAGATCAATCCCGGCGACGCAATGACGGATCGCAACGTCTGGCGTGCTGTGGTTGTCGCCACCTACCGTGTGATTGAGTCCATCCCGCTCACTGCGTGAGGCTCAAATGGCTGCACGGGATCTGCTGCGGGCGAAGCTCAAGAAGTTCATGTTTTACCCTGGCCGTGCAAAGCGGTCAGTGGACGAGATGAACAAGCGGGTTTTGTCACGGCTTGGCATCATCGTGAAGCGGCAAGCGCAGATCGGCATTGGCCGTGGCAGCGGCAAGATTTCCAAGGCTGCACAGAACCGCACCGGCGCTGGCGAAACGGTTGAGTTTCTGAATGGTCTCTATGTGGATCAGTCGCACCTCGGGTCTGGAACGCCACGATCAGCAGGCCAGCCGATCCGGTCGTGGGCTCCAAAGAGGTTCATCTACAACGACATCGTTGACTTTTACAACCCGTCAGGCCCATCAGTCGTCATCGGCACCTATAAGACGCCGCCTTGGATGGCGCAACTGCACGAAATGGGCGGCGAAGTGCGGCAGACTGCGTGGCGAATAAACGTAGGCGGCGCTCGTGATGCGATGGAGCGCAGGCGTGACGGGCGTGGCGGCGGCCGTCCCGGTGCCATTCGCTGGCAGATTGATGGCCACGGAACATTTCGTTATTCCAGAAACTGGGACCGCACGACTATCAGCCGCACGGCCCACTACCCTGCTAGGCCGTTCATGGGCGGCGCAGTGCGCGTGAAAAAAGCAGTCGCCGACGCCAACCAGCAGTGGAAGAACCAACTGCGGGCCGCGTGAAAAACCTCGCCAGACCCCCTCTTGGACTGCGTGCCGCCGCCGTACCGTAGGTGTGACGCCAGCAGATGCAGGCGACCACTCTAGAGGGCAACCATGCCAACCACGCCAACAGTCACCGTCACGCTCGGCAAGGACGTCACCGTGACGGGCGTGTCTAACGCTCGCAGCTGCACCGTGACCAATTCGGCGTCTGACGTGGACGTCACCAAGTTTGGCGACACTAGCCGCAAGTTCCGCAAGGCGCTCATTGAGCAGACCGTGCAGTTGGAGTGCGTGGACGTGCCTGGCGTTTCTGTCGGCGGCACGTTCACGATTGCGGGCACGCAGACCGGCAACGCCACGTATGTCTGCACGAACGTCGGCCAGAGCCAGCCCCTTGACGGCGTCATCACGTATACCGTTTCCGGTAGCCGCACCACGTCTGCCTAACAGGAACCGCACGCATGGCAATCACTCTCGGCAAAGACGCATCGTCCGCACCTCCGTTTGGCACTGGCATCATCTCGGCAACCTATACCGAGGAGTGCGAGACGGTTGACATCAGCAACCGTTCCAACATCGGCGGCAGTGCTGGCAACCCCGGCACGAAAGTCGCTAGGGCCGGATTTACCACCAAGACGTGGGAGATTGAGTGCCACGACCCCACGGGCCTCATCACGTCGCTGCAAGCCGCCGGCAGCGGGTTCTCGGTGATGAGCGTGACCGAGAACATCGGGATTGACGGTGCTGTCACGTTCAACGTGACCGCGAAAGAGTTCTGATGGCCATCACGCTTGGCAAGGACTGCACCGTTTTTCTCGACGGTGGCATCATTGCCAGCGCCCGCAACGTGACGTTGACGGAAACGGCCCGCACCATAGACGTCAACGAATACGGCAGCCGGTACTCCACCGTCTATTCCACCGGCTATGAGTGCTCCGTCAGCGTTGAGCTAAACGACGTTGACGACCTCGGGTCTGCGTTCTCGCGCATGCACACAGGGACGTCGTTCGCTGTCTCTGGCGGTGCTGGCTCGTTCAGCTTCCAAGCCATCATCACGAGCATCACCGAGAGCGATCCGCTTGACGGTGCCGCTACGTTCACCATTGAGGGACGGATGACCCGCCCAGGCATAAGGTGAACACATGCGTGAATTCAAAGACGATGAGGGCCGCCCGTGGCGATTGGCGTTGACCGTGGCTGCTGCCATCAGAGTCAAGGGGCTGGTGTCCGTTGAATCGGACGTCGAGGAACCGCAAGACGGCGGCGGCACAAAGACTGTTCGCCGTCTCAAGCCGCTGGACATCGTTGACATTGCCACGATTGGCGAAACGCTGAGTGTGCTGCGAAGTCAGCCGACCACGCTTGGCGAGATCCTGTACGCCGTGCTTATCGCCCAGGTGGATGAGAAGAAGCTGACCAAAGAGCAGTTCCTTGACGGGCTGCGTGGCGATGCGTTGGACGCAGCCGCCAACGCTCTGGAAGAGGAGCTTGTTGATTTTTTCCCCCAGCGCCTCCGTCCGCTCGTCGCCGGGATGGCGGCGAAGTTCGCCGCCGTGACGACGGCGGTGCTGGCGGGGGCGCAGCAGAAGCTGCTGGCGGTGGACCCCGACGCAGTGTCTGGGACTCTATTTGGGAAGCAGCCGGAATCCTCGGAGTCTGGCCAGGCGAGTGGACATATCGACAACTCTCCGCAGCCCGTGACGGCCGCCTAGAGCACGATTGGTGGCACACAGCCAACCTGCTGTGCCAGGCGGCAAACCTCAACCGAGACAAGTCACAGCCGAAGCAGGACGTCTACAAGTTCCACCCGTTCGCCAAAAAGCCAGCGCCCAAGCAAGCAACGCCAGAAGACTTGAAGCGACTATTTGGCCCCGATTGGCAGAAACACGTGTAGGTGACTTATGAGCGCGTCAGCAGTCAGGGCAGGCGGCGTTTACGTTGAGATCGGCGCTGACGCCAAGGGCTTCAAGAAGGCGCTGGACAACGTCGCCAAGGAAGTGGCTGACTTAGGCAGGAAGCTGCAAGGCATCGGATTGGCATTCGCTGCTGCCGGCGGTGCTGCCGTCACGGGGATGGTTGCGGCCACCAAGGCTGTGGGATCTGCTGGCTCTGCCCTCATGGACATGAGCAAGCGCACGGGCCTTAGCGTCGAGGCTCTCGGCCGTCTTGGTTTCATCGCAGAGCACAGCGGGGCGACTCTGGACGACGTAGCCAAGGGCATGCTGTCGCTCAACAAGACGCTGGACGAGGCGTCTGGCGGTTCCAAGGAAGCCAGTGCCGCCTTTGCGCAGCTTGGGGTGACTGCTGGCAAGCTGTCTGCGATGTCCGCTGAAGACCGTTTCTACGCCATTGTGCGGGCGCTGAATGCCATCCCCGACCCTGCGGTGCGTGCAGCGATGGCCATGAAAGTGTTTGGCAAAAACGGCGTAGCGTTGCTGCCCATGATTGCCAACGGCACTGCCGACATGCGAGAGCTCGCCGCAGAGGCAGAACGGCTGGGGCTGGTCATGTCCACCAAGGACGCCAAGGCCGCCAGCGCCTTCGAGGATTCCGTCAACACACTCCATAGAGCCGTGGGCTCCATCAGCAACGCCATCGGCAGCGCCCTGGCTCCATCGCTCACTGAGGTTGCCAACCTGCTTGCCATCAACGCCAGCGCGGTTGCCAAGTTCATCAAGGAGAACGCCGGACTGATTCAGGGAGCCTTGAAAGTTGCCGTGGCGCTGTTTGTGGGCGGCACTGCCGTGGCTAATCTTGGCACGGCGATGGTGGCCGTCACGAAAGGCTTGCAGGCGTTGAAGATTGGGCTCGGCGTCTTGATTGCTCCGTTTGCCATCGTCATAGACTCGCTCGTATTCATCACGTCTGCGGCAGTCAGTGCAACCATCAGCGCACTGAGCCTTGCGGCGGGATTTGCTCCGCTCATCCTTGTTCTCGGCGCAGTCGCCGCTGGTTTTGTTGCATTGCGTGGATCTGGGCAGGCTCTTGAAGACGTCGGGCATGTCATCAATGCATCGTTTGACGGCCTTTCTGACATGTTCCAACCAATCGCAAAAGCGGCTGTTGGTGCATTCAACCAAATTTACTCCGACGCCACTGCCGTATTTACTGACCTCACTGCAATCACGCACACGACCATCGGCGGCGTGATGGATGCGTTTGCTATGGGCGACTTGCAAGCTGCCGGCGAAATGCTGTGGCTGGGAGTGCAGGCCGCATTCCAGCGTGGCTCAAGTGCCGTGATGAGCTACATGGACCCGTTCATAGCGGAACTGCAAAACGCTTTTTCGTTCATCTATCAGCAAGCCGCAGACACTGTGGACGGCATGTGGACGTGGCTTTCCAAGGCATTCAATACGGGCGTTGCCACGATCAAGGGCATCTTGGACAACATGATTGTCGGCGTAATGAACGCATTTACTGATCTGATGACGGGCGTGCAGACGTCGTGGAACTACGTGCAGTCGTTTTTCAAAAAAGGCTTTGATGCCAAATCGGAAAACGAGAAAGTTCGCACAAAGGCCGAAGCAGAAAAGCAGGCCCGGCGAGTATCCATGCCAGGTATTGATCAGCGTGTTGTTGAAGCCACCAACCAGAACAGACAAATGGATGCCGAGTTTGAGAAGCGCAAGGCTGGCCGAGAGCAGGCAGTCACGGATGCGGAACGCAGCCGGCGTGAGGCAAACGCACAGCGGCAGGGCCAGCGGGAGGCGGGCCTTGCCGACACCATGGCTCGCATGGACGACGCTCGACATAGGATCGCGGGAAAAAAGGCTGATTTTGACGCAGAGCAGGCACGCATGCAGAAGGAGCGGCAGGACGCAGAAACCAAGCGGATACAAGAGACTGCGGCCGGGATTGGCGGTTCTGACGTCAAGTCACAGGCTGTCGGCACGTTCTCGTCGGTCAACCTCGGCGGCATGGGTTTTGGCTGGTCGCTGGCTGAACGCACTGCGAAAGCCGCAGAGGAAACGGCCAAGGGTGTCAAGGAGCTCGTTTCCCAAGGCGGCGGAAAGGTGGCTGCGTAATGGCTCTAATCTGGGTCGAGGACGGCGAGTCGCGGGCCGCCACCATTGTGCGTCGCGGCAAGAAGGCAACGTCGTCATATGCCAAGTCCTACAGGGTTTTCGGAACGCAGGACGACACTGTGCTGCATGCGGACATCAACGCCAAAATCAGCGCCATGGGGTACGGGTGGCAATACCCCGGCGTTTCTGATGCAAAGCTGTGGGTTGAGCAGTACAGCGTCTCCTACCTGGGCGACGACGCTTGGCAGGTCACGATTGACTATGAGAAGGCTGGCGCTGAAACGGAGACGACAGATCCGCTGAAGCGTGCTCGCTCGTTTGACACGACCGGCGGCACACAGCACATGACGCAGGCGTACAGCGAAGAGTCCTACGCCAGCAGCGGCGTGGCCCCGTACCAGTGGAAAGCCATCGGCGTTGACTCCAACGGCGTAAACGGCGTGGACATCGTGTCGCCGCAGCTGCAATGGCAGGAGCAGTACGACGTGCCAAACGCCTACGTCACATCCTCCTACGTCCGTTCCTTGGCGGCAATTACTGGCACCACCAACAACGCAGCCTTTCGAGGCTTTGCAGCTGGTGAGGTGTTGTTTCTCGGCTGCACTGGCTCGCAGGAATGGGACGACCAGAAGGGCCGTGGGCCGTGGTCGCTGTCCTATCGTTTCGTGGCGTCGCCCAATGCATCCAGCACAGGAGCGGCATCGACCATCGTGATTGGCGACATTGTCGTCACGGAGAAAAAAGGCCACGAATATCTGTGGGTGCGGTACGAGGACGCCGTAGGGTCGGCCACGCTGCTCAAAAAGCCGAAGGCCGTCTACGTCAACAAGGTCTACCGTGAGAGTAGTTTTGCCGGCCTTGGGATTGGCACGGGGGCTACGTGATGTTGCGCCCAGACGGACGACTAGAGCCAGGCCAGCCGCTGCGTGGTGCGATCTCTGCCCGTGCGTGGAACCGTGCGCAGGACGCCGCCGATAGGGTGCTGGGCTCGCACACTGGCGTTATGGGTGCGGCTTCTAGTTCTCATTCTGCGCCGTATCAATGGGTATATGCATATAACGGGTCGTCTGCCGACGTGTCGCGGTGGGACGTGTTGCAAATCAACGGCATGCAAATTCCTCCTGCGACAAATACTTCGCAGGAAGGAAATGCCGCTCAGTTCCAAGAAATGCCGGTGCTCAATTGCGGAACGCCAGATTCAGTCAGTGGCGCGAGTCCGCTGTCGCCTCGTTGGTGCGTAGCCGTTGAGCCAATCGCAAGATTCGGCGTTGGGCGAGTTGCCGTTTCTGGCATTGTTCAGGCGAAAGTGAACATTGTGTATCAGCCGCAGAGCTACGTGCGTCCGCAGCCAGGCACGACTAGGTTGATGACATCCACGCTTGGGCAGGCTCGAATAATCTGGATAGAACCTGCGACATCAGGCGTCAAATGGGCTCTGATTGAACTCGGCAACGTGTGTCACGTCGTTTTAAAGGCTAGTTGGTTTGACGGCCCGTGGGCTAAAGACGCAACCAAGGCCGTCTACGTGAATGACAGCGCAAGCTCGGGCTTTGACGAAACTTTCTCAGTGCTCAATACACTTGTTGACGTTGCTCCGAAATCCAGCGGTGGCAGCTGCACTCTGTGGTCTCACGACGGCGTAAACGCACAACTGTTGGCTTTTGATTTGTCGTCACTCAAGGGGTACGGCAGCGGCGAGAAAGTTCTTGGGATTGGAACGGGCGGCATGCAATGGTTTGATTTGAGCTCAAATCTCAATACCGGCAGGACTGTCACTTCTTCTTGACGCCATTGCCATACTCGCAGCATGGCACCGAAGGAGCGAAAGCGGACGTCGGCTGACATTGCCGGGCATAGGTGGACTGTGCAGCGCTGCAAGGTGCCGCCGGATCGTTATGGCGACTGCGACTACTCCAAGCGACGCATCCGCATCTGCCACAAGCTCGCCGGGGAGGCGTTTCTCAACACGCTCTGCCACGAACTGATACACGCCCGGTGGCCGGATCTGTCAGAAGACGCCGTGCATGAGTTCGCGGACGAGCTTGCCGGCATCATTACGTTCTGGGGGTTCCGCCAGGCCGACGACGACGAGGACTGACCATGCCCAAGACGATGACGTTGGCCGACATGATTGCGGATCGTGTTGAGGTGCGGAAGCCGAAGACGTGGCTTGATCGGCTACCGCCTGACGCTCGCACGGAGCTTGATGGCGTTCGGTCACGATTCCAGGCTGGCGGGTACAGCAACGCACCGGCGCTTGCTGTGTCCCGAGCCTTGCTCGAAGTGGCGGCGGAAAACGGGTGGAAGCTGCTAACAGAGAAGGAGCTTGCCAAATGGCTGAGAAGCTGACCGACAAGGTTGCGGACGGCATTTCCGCAGCTTCCAGATTGGCGACTGACGCAGAGATTGCCCGCTTACGCAGCGAGCTCGCTGACGCCAAAGGCCGGTACAAGGCTGCGCTGCAAGCCATTGACGCCGAGCGTGCCAGGGCAGATGCCATCGCTGGCCTTGCGGGCATTGAGGCTGCTGGCAGAAAAGTTGCCGCCAGCACTTCACGAAAAAAGCATGACGCCACGATGGTCGTCCTTCTGTCGGACATCCACGCCGAAGAGCGAGTAGATCCCGACACCGTGAATGCGTTGAATGACTACAGCCTCGACGTCTGCGACCAGCGGATGAGCGAGCTTATGGAGCGTTTTGCCGTACTGCTGGAGCACGAAAGACGGCTGGCAAGGATCGACCGTGTTGTCGTGTGGCTCGGCGGCGACCTAATCAGTGGACATATCCACGACGACACGGCAGAGCTCGCACAATTGGCTCCGCTGACTGCCACTCGCTGGATTGGTGCCCGGCTGCGTGGATTCCTTGACGCCGTGGCAGACAACGCCAAGGAAGTCATTGTCGCCACCAACAGCGGCAACCACGGTCGCAGCACGGAAAAGTTGCGGATTGGCACCGAGCTAGAGCATTCCTTTGAGCAGAACCTTTACCTGACGATGGCGGCCGGCGAGGTGCGGAAAAACGTCCGTTGGCAGGTCGGGACCGGGTATCTGAACTACTTGGACTTGGACGGGTTCCTGATTCGTTTCCATCACGGGCATGCCATCAAATACGGCGGCGGCATTGGTGGCATCACGATCCCGACCAACAAAGCCATTGCGGCATGGGACGCTGTGAAGCGTGCGGACCTCACGTGCTTTGGCCATTGGCACCAGTTCCAGTGGCTGCGAGCCGGCCGGTACGTCGCCAACGGCAGCGTCATTGGGCATTCGGCATACGCCACACGAATCAAGGCGGCCTACGAGCCACCGTGTCAGGCTTGCATCGTCATTGACCACGGACGGCATGAGGTGACCAAAGCAATGCCGATCTACTGCGACCGTGACCTGCGGACGGCAAAGCGTTGACGCATGCAGTACGAATTGACTGACGAATACATCGCAGACGCCCGCCGGCGTGCATATCGCTATCAAGGCCAATGGTGCGGTACATCCGGCGGTCTAGCGGCAGACGTCGCCAGGCTAATCATTGAAAGGAACCGCATGCAGGAAACCATCAAGACGCTTGAGTCACAGAACGCAGAGCTTCGCTCGGCAGTTGAGAAACGGATCGCCGGCACGCAGAGCGTTGCCGAGACGGACGCCGCCGGAGGAGAGTTTGCCGATTGGATGCGCAACGCCAGCAGCTGCTGCGACGGTGGCAAGTGCCAGCCAGCGGCGACGGAGCCGGAAGAACAAGCTGTGCCGGTGGATTGGATTCTTCAAGGCCAGCGGGAAATGGACACGGCGCAGGACGACATCCGGTGGACGGGCGACAGCATCATTGCGACGCCGCCTGACGGCCTGCGCCCTGGCACGCGAGAGTTTCTCGCGGTGCTCGATGAACTGCGGACGCTGCACCTGAGAAAGACGCTTGACTATGGCGTTGACGAGGACGCGCTGTCCAACATTCGCAGCAGTGCGGACGTCCTCAACGTGCCTGCGTGGTCTGGGTGCGTGCTCCGCATCTCCGACAAGATGCACAGACTCAAAGCGTTTTTCCGTCGTGGGCGTGTTGAGTTTGACGGCCTGTCAGACACATTGATGGACAT